GTCGACGGCGTCGGGGTCGAGGCCGAGCGCGATCAGCGCGGCTTCAAGCTTGACCCAGAGCGGGATGCGGATGCGCTTCTCCTCAGCCATATGTTTCACTGATCTTCCAGAGGGTGATGAGGGCCTCGGTGGCGCGGATGTTTGCCCTTGCCGCCATTCGAAAGGCGGCGCTGTCGTGGGGGTCGTTGTAGAGGGTGTTGCCGTGCTTGAGCATCTCCTCGGCGGCGGCCTGGATCTCTTGAGCCGCCGTCTGGGCGTTGTGGCTGGCCTTGAGGCGGAGGGCGAGGTCGTCAGTCATGATCACTTCTTTCTGCATCAGCCAACAATTCACTCACTGAAGGGGGGCTCCAATTTTCCCACTCCTTGGCGGACCTAGTGGCCCACTTTTTCTGGTTTATGCGCTGGCGGGCGCGGTCGGCAGCCAAGCCAATCGATCCGAGGATGAACGCGAGGGTCAGCAATACCGCCAAGATGCCGGCGATCCACAGGACCGGCGTCAGGTCGAGGTGGATCAGCCATTGCCAGAAGCTTGCGATGGTCATCACTTGTCCCAGTCTGACGGGATGCCGCCGAAGGCCTTGATGACCCGGATGAGGTCAAGGCCGGTAGTGGCGTACTTGTCGGCGGCGGGGCGGGCGTCGAGGGCCTCGTTCAGTTCATCGAAGAGGCTTTCGCGGTCGTCCTGAAGGTCGGGCAGGTCGTCATCATGGGCCCGTGCGATCTCGGCCGTGATGTTGCGGAGGTCGGTCCTGATCTCGGCGACCGTGCGGGGCTTGTAGGTGTACATGGTCAAACCTCCTCTCCAATTCGTTCGAGCAGATCCTCGATGGCCTCGATCTCGGTCTTGCCGGTGCCGACCGGGGTTTCAAGATCAAACACGCCGGTTGCCGCGTGCCACGTCCCCTCAACGTCTTCCCATGTCTCAAGACCCTCGCGGAGGCTGTCCATCAGGTCGGCCCGCTTGTTGTTGATGTCGTCCTCGGCGTAGCCGTCGAGGCGGCCGTCGGCGTTCCAGTCGGCCTCGATGCGGGCGAGCGCCTTGAGGTCGGCGAGGATTTCGTGGGGGGTGAGGGGGGCGGTCATTAGAGCACCATCTCGTTTAGGTCGCGGGCGACGGTTTCGGGAAGTTCGACGGAGGGCTGGAGAGCGCGAACGAGCACCCACGCCTGAAATGCACTGTATGTCCCGAGCGGAAGGTCATTCCAGTACAGGTCGCGACCGGAGCCATCGGCGGGAGCGGATGTGATGTTCAGGGTGGCGAGGGCTTCGTGCAGGGTGAGGGGGGCGGTCATGTCGTCTCTCCGTTTCGATGTCCTCAACCTATTCACAGACCGTGATGCTGTCAAGAGAAAATGCACGGCTAATGAAAAAAAGATTGCCAAACCACGAAACGTGAATTAGATTGGGGTCATGATCAAGACCGTTGAACAGGCCGTAGAGGCATTGGGCGGGACTGGCGAGACGGCCAAGGCCGCCCGCGTCAATCCATCTGCCGTCAGCAACTGGAAGACGCGCGGGTATATCCCGAGCGACCGCTATCTGCTGATCAAGGCGGAGCTAAAGCGCCGGGGCCAGAAGGTTTCGCCGCGCCTGTTCGGCTTTGAAACCGAGGAGGCGGCATCGTGACCGCAAACGATCAATCCGGGTTTCCGACAAGTGAGCACACACCCGAAGCAGAGGTGGTGGTCATCCCCAATGTGATGACCCGCGAGGAGTTTCAGACCCGCTGGGACGAGATCAGGAAGACCTACGGCACCACCAAGCACACCGCTGGCGTCCGCTTCGAGCAAACCATCAGCGAACTTTTCGCCGAAAGCGGCGACCGTAGCTGGACGCAGGAGCAAATCGCGACCGAGGTTGGGTATGCTCAAAGTGCAGTCTCGCACCTGATGATGTTTGGTGGGTTTATTCGATTTATCTCCCGGGAGATAAATCAAGATATTAGCGCCCTGAAGACCCCGCTGACTCTGAAGCGCTTCCGCACTGTCTTCTGGAACCAGACCAAGGAATTTTCCGGCAACGATCGCAAACGCTACCAGAAGACATGGGAACTGATCCTTGCCGCCGAGCAGGACGAAGCCGCCGTGGCTGCGTCTGGTGAACCCAAGAAGCGCGTCTCTCGCGACTTTGGTCCTCTACGCGAGGCAGTTGGCAAGAAATTCTCTGACGGCAAATGGCACGATGCCGAGGCCATGGCGAACCACCTCGACACCGACGAGAAGGAACTCGCCGACGCGCTTGAAATGAAAGTTCGCCTCAAGGAGGGCTATCCTTATGAGGTTCAGGAAAAACCCTACGGGCGCTCCAAGCGCTACCGCATTTTCAAGACCGACCGGCAGTTAAGCCGCGCTCGCATCTTGGAGGAACTCGCTCCCATTCTCGATGGGCTTCTGGTGGAAGGCAAAAAGAACGGCGTCACGATCTCCGTGCCGGCCGTTGCTCGCCTCGGTCACCAACTGAAGACCCTGATGGGGAAGTGGGAGAACGAGTGAGGCAGGGCTCTGAACCCTGCCTCAAGACTGAACCGGACAATCGAAGGAGAAAAAGATGTCCGATCACAATGTGGGCTTCACCCTGAGGTCCAGTAAGACCGTCCCGCTGACAAAAGAGGTGCTCGATCAGTTTCGGGCACTGCCGGCGTCACCCGTGGAGCGTGGCCTCGACAAGAGACACGTCACCATCCTCAAGGAGAAGATCGAGGCCGGGAAGGGGATACCCTTCACGTGGGCGACAGCCATACTCGAGGGTCAGGAGATCCGTTGCAATGGACAGCACTCCTCGGAGGCGCTGAGCCAGTTCAACGGCAGTCTGCCGGAAGGCCTCATGATCCATCGCGACATCTATGACGTCGAGACGGAGTATGCACTGGTCAACCTGTTTCGGCAGTTCGACGACCGCATCACGGGTCGCACCCCGCTCGATGTGGCCGGCGCCTACGCCAAGTTGGAACCCGACTTGGCCGGGCTGGATATGAAGGTCGTCAAGTTGGCGGCCGAGGCGATCATCTTTTACGACACCGCCATCGTCGGCGGGGCCAAGGTGATTGGCGACGACTGTTATGAAGTCCTGCACGAGAAAGCGACGCATGACTTCATCGCTTGGCTTGACGGGTCGATCTTTTCCTCCAAGACCAAGGAACTGGCTTACAAGCCGGTGATCGCGGCGATGTGGGCGACTTGGCAGGCCAACTCCGGCGAGACGAAGGTCTTCTGGGATCACGTTGCTCGCGGGGGCGTGGCTGGGGATGACACTCATCCTGCCAGCCAGCTCGACACGGCACTGACCGAGATGAAGGAGAAGACGATCGACCGGCCCAAGCCGGCTGCATTGTACTTCGGCTGCATTTCGGCTTGGAACTTCTATCGCGCCGGCAACAAGCCGCGGGCGATCAAGTTCGACAGCAAGAAGGGTCATGTTGACCCGGTCGAGTAGTCCGTAGGCTGGTATCATCCCAGTCTACGGGTATGTCTAGACGGGGCGGGGGAGGAAATCCCTCGCCCTTTTCAGAGGGGGTCTGAATGACATCTCGTCCGGTCGCACAAACGATTTTAGATATGATCGAGATAGGAGATCGCGTCACCGTCCAGATAGGCGGAGATGAACGCCAAGGTCGGGCGGCCTTCCGTGAGGATAATTTGCATTGGGTTCTGGACCTAGGCAAGCGCAAAAGCGCTGTTGTCAGTCCCTTCAACATTATCAAGGTCAGCAAGAAAAAGCGCAAGAAGGGGGCGGCATGATCCCCGCATGGCTGGTTTTGGTTCCGGCCGTCCTGCTCTCGACCGAGGTCATGGCGGCCGATCCTCAATACTGCATCCTGTGGTCGAGGGCGATCGCCGAGGTCGAGGTCCGAACCGGGTCGCAGCTGGACCTGACTTTCATCGGCGATGATCTCGGTTTCATCGCCCACGACGATGTCGACCTCAAGACCGCCGACGCCAACCTGGTCGAGATCAGGGCTGACGGTCACCGCCGCACCTGTACCTGGCTCGTCGAGTACGACGTGCTGCCGCTGCCTGACCTGCCGCCGGCGCAGACCGTCAACTGGGCGAACAGGATTGCGATGGAGGCGGTCGGCCGGCAGGGTACCGAGCCTGCCGCTGCCGATCCCACGCCGGACGGTGATGCTGCCTGGCGGGAGGCGTGCCGATCTCAATATCGCACCTTCAATCCTGATGACGGGACGGTGGTCCGTCGCGGGTCACCCGACCGCGTGAAATGCCCGTTGACCCTCGAGAATGGCGAATGGGTGGTAGTGCCGTGATCTCCGCCTGGGCCGCCATCCTGTTTTCCTCGATCTCGATCGCCATCCTCGGCATCGGCCTGTACCTGTACGCCTGGCACCGGGGCTATGTCGCCGGCCAGGCCGATAGCTTCGACGACCTCCCGGTCGGCCCGCCATGGCGCCCGCCGACCGAGGCGGACTTCATGGAGGAACTGCTCGAGAACGAGCGCCGCAAGCCCGCCCCGGAGAAATACCGGAGGGAGCCGTGAGCAAGAACGTCCACCTGGTCAACTGGACGCCGGAGCTTGTCGAGCGCTGCCGCATCCTGTGGGAGGTCGAGGAGATGTCGGCGTCCGCGATCGCCGAGGTGATCGGCGGTGGCGCCACGAAGAACTCCATCATCGGCAAGAGCCACCGGGAACACTGGCGTCACAAGCGGGTCAACACGGGGTGGTCGGGCGGCAAGCGGGTGAAGGTCCGTAGCGTCGGCAGCCATGCCCGAGGTGTCGAGCGCAAACGTGCCGCCAAGCCCCCCAGGAGCGTCACCAGGGCGCAAAAACCGAAAAAGGCTCCTCCGGTGCCCCCGGTGGTTATCGCCCGTCCTGCCCCCCTCCCTGTGATCGTTTCGGGTCCGGTACGATTGCTCGACCTGGAGCGGGGTCAGTGCCGGTGGCCGATGAACGCTCCGGCAAAGGGGCTGCAATATCTGTTTTGCGGCGAGCCGCAGGTGGCCGAGCGGTCCTACTGCGCTGTTCACTGCAAGGTCGGCTACGTCGGGACGGCCCGGCAGAAGAGCGTTTCCGGCTGGACGCCTCGTCCCCAGGAAATGCGATGATGGTGCTTGCCGGATTAGCCGGCTCGGCGTTATCATCGTCGATGCGTCGGCGAACAGGGGTAGCTCCCCTTGGCGCTAGGAAGCCTAGCCGCGCACCTTCTTTTTCCCTTTCCTAGAGGGAGCCTCATTGATGATCATCCGCCGTAAGCACAATAGCGCCTTTACGGTAATTCCCAATGCGATTGCCACCGATATGCGCCTATCGATCGAGGCGCGGTGGCTGATGTGGTATCTTCTCACCAAACCAGATGACTGGACGGTGCGCGTCAGCGACCTCCAGAAGGCATCCGGCGTAGGGCGCGATAAGGCCTACGCGATGGTGCGTGAGTGCATTCTGGCGGGCTACATCGTCCGGGAGAAGCACACTGATGGGACCATCAACTACCTCGTGAAAGACCAGCCAAACCGCCCTATTCCTGAAAAGCAGGAAAAGGGATTTCCTGAAGATCAGGAATTTCCTGAAAAGCCTGATCCTGAAGAGCCTGATCCTGAAAACACGGATGCATTACTAAGAACTGACTTACTATCCAACACTGAAAGAAAAAGCGATTTTTCGGAATTTCCGCAAAACAAGGAAAACCCCAAGCGGTCGGTAACGTGGGTGCGAGATGCTGAGGAGCGTTGGTGGCCTCTAGCTAGCCGATGGAAGAAGGAACGAGGGGCAGGCAATCTGCCAAAGCCTGTTGGATCAAGGCACGAGAACGGACTGGGTTTCTATTTCCCGACAGAGTGGGCTGATGACCCGTATTCCACACGAGACACTGGAAACGGTATTGGCGAGGCGAGCGATGCTGCCTGAAGAGTGGCGATTGGCGGTCGACGAAAAGCTCCGCATCCGCGAATACGACCGCGCCGGCTACGAGCCGCTCGACGGCATCAGCTTGGCATTGGCCAAGCAGGTCGAAGTGTGGGAGGCTGGGTGAACGGTGCGTGGCGTTGCCATGTCGGGCGGAGCCTTGCCCAGTGTGGCGTTGCAACGTGTAGCAGTGTGTAGCAGTGCGTGGTACGGCCGTGTTTGGCACCGCGGCGCGTGGTTTTGCGGCGCAGTGCATGGCAGGGCTAGGCAAGGCAAGGAAACTAAACGAACTTCACCGCCGCTCAGACCGGCAAAGGATATGCTAAAATGAAAATCGAGATCACCATCCAAGGTATGGCTCCTCTCCTGATGAACCGCTTCACCGAGGCGGCTGAGGTTCAGGTCAGCGGCGGCACCGCAGTCACCTTCCGCGGCGACAAGGGGACGCCCCGAGAGCAGGCCGAAGCCAAGCGCTACGCCGACACCGACGGTTTCCTGTACATTCCCGGCCCCAACATTTTCTCGTGCATCATCGCGGCGGGCACCTTCCATAAGGCGGGCAAGTCGAAGCTGACGACCATGAAGAGCTCGCTGATCCCGGCAGGCCTGGTGGTCGATGAACTGGTGTGCGCCCTGTACGACGAGGAGGACCGGCCGCTTAAGCATTGGGAGGTCGACAGCCGATCGGTGGTGATCCCCTCGACGGGTGGTCGGATCATGTGCCACCGGCCGCGGGTCGACAGGTGGCGCCTGACGTTCACGGTCGAGGTCGATACCACGATGTTTAGTCCGGGGTTGGTTCGGTCGGTGGTCGACGACGCCGGCCGAAAAATTGGCCTGGGCGATTACAGACCGGCGCGTAAAGGTCCGTTTGGACGATTTGTGGTTGTAAACTGGCAAGTGCTGGATACGGCGATCATCAAGGCGGCGTAGTGCTCTGCAGTGTAAGGCGCTGCCGGGTCCGGTGCGGCAGGGCAAGGCGATGCTTTGTGTTGTGCGGCAAGGCAAGGATATTTTAGTTGGTTGCGTTCTCTGCGATGCCAGGTCGCGCGTGGCGCAGCTGGGCGTGGCGATGCTCGGCGATGCTGCGCGAGGTGAGGCGAGGCAAGGGATACTTTGGTGTTTGGTGCTGTAGCATGGCGGGGCGAGGCTAGGTGCTGTCGGGCTCTGCGAGGCGGTGCAAGGCATGGCGTGGTCGGGCTGCGTGGTGCAAGGCAAGGATACTTGATTGGATTGCGATGTCGGCAATGCTCTGCGTGGCGGTGCTGTGCTTGGCGATGTCACGCGAGGTATGGCGATGTGCTGCAATGCAAGGCAAGGCGAGGATACTTTGATGATTGCGCGGTGCGATGTCTGGTCGGGTCTGGCTGGGCAGTGCAGGGCAGGGCAAGGCAAGGCGTGGCATAGCGGGGCAAGGCAAGGCAAGGCGAGGATACTTTAGTGGTTTATGCTAGGCTAGGCACGGCTATGTCCTGTCCGGCGGTGCGGGGCGACGCCGGGTGCGGCGCGGCCGGGTGAGGCAATGCGCGGTGAGGTCAGGCGAGGCGAGGCGAGGATACTTTAGCGGTTTACGGAGCAGCGCCAGGCTGTGCGGCGTATGGTGCGGTGGCGTCTTGTGCGGCGGTGCGGTGCGGGGTCCTGTGCGGCGGCGTACGGTACGGCGAGGCGAGGCAAAGCAAGGGAACTTTTCGATTGGTTCGCAAGGCCAAAGGCATCCGCTCCCGTGAGCCTTCAGGCCGCCCGTCACGGGCCGAGGCCGAGGATGCTGTGCCATCGCCGACCAGCGCCAAGCGCTTGCGCGATGCTGCGGTGGCAAGGATGGCCGACCCCGAATGGGGCTCCGAGGCTGGCCGCTTGTTTTTGGCCGGCAAAATCACCGCCACGCAATACCAGGCTGCCAAGCGCTGGTGGTCCTGCCGGGAGGCCTACCTCGTGGCGATCGGTAGCCCCATGCCCTATCCGCTCGCTCCCGGTGGCGGCAGCGCCCATGCCGGCGAAGATCCGCCGGTCGACACCAAGGAGGGCCAACGGCTGCTCGAAAAGCGCCATCGGGCAATGGACCAGTACGACGACGCGGTTGCCGCCCTCGGCACTGGCGTCGACCTGTTGGCCGCCTTCAGGCTGACCATGGAGCACGAGCAGGCCCCGATCGGCGCCGTCGGCCTGTCCAACCTCGCCTGGTGCCTGGACAGATTGGCAAGACACTGGAGAATATCCCAGTGAGGCTCGATCACGTCCGCATTGAACTCGGGGAAGCCAACGCCTTTGTCGAGGCGCACCACCGGCATCATCGTCCCGTGGTCGGCCACTTGTTTTCGCTCGGCGCATCGACCGGAGATGCAATCGTCGGGGTGGTCATCGTCGGGCGTCCGGTGGCCCGGATGAGGGATGACGGCATGACCGCCGAGGTCACCCGGCTCTGCACCGACGGCACGCCCAACGCCTGCTCGTTCCTTTACGGCCGGGCGGCTCGAGCGGCCTTTGCCCTCGGCTATAAGCGCATCGGAACATACATCCTCGCCAGCGAGCCGGGCACGTCGCTCACAGCTGCCGGCTTGGCGCTGTCTCGGCGATCGTGGTCGGGGCAGGTCGTGGTCGACGCCATCACGCCCGCGGGTCGACAAGCACCCGCTCCAGACGAAGCTCCTGTTCGAACTGGAGGCCTCTGGATAGGGCGATGATCACGCTTAACCCCGCTCGCATCGAGGCGGCAGCAAGGGCGCTCTGGTCAGTCGCTGATGGCGATGTGCCGTTTGATGCCTTGCACCCCGACGAGCAGGATGACGTTGCGAGGGATGCCCTGAAGGTCTTAGTTGCCGCCTTCCCAGAGATGGCATTCGGGGTACTTGACGAGGCAGCCAGTTGATGGCAACTTACTAAGCACTGGTCATCTGCCTCGGCTCCGGGTATCACCGGCCCGGGGCATTTTGCGATAGATATGTGCGTCAATGCCTGAAACAGGCGAAAACAGGCCCAAGCTCGACAGGTCAAAGACCGGACGCGCCAAGGGCACACCCAACAAGACCACTGCGCTGCTCAAGGACGCTATCCTTCAGGCTGCGACACGGGCGGGTGGCGCGGGTGGCCTGGTCGCATATCTCGAAGTGCAAGCCATTCAGAACCCAGGCCCGTTCATGTCGCTTCTCGGCAAGGTGCTCCCCCTGCAGGTGACAGGCCCGATCGATGACAATGGCAAGGTCACAGCAATCGAGTTCCGCCTCATCCGTCCTGAAGGTTAACATCCCCGTAGCCTTCGGCGACCTCATCGCCCCAGCCCGATACAAAGGGGCCTACGGTGGACGAGGCGGGGCCAAGTCGCACTTCTTCGCCGAGCAGCTCGTCCTGCTCTGCTTCGGCAAGCGGACCAGAGCCGTCTGCATCCGCGAGGTCCAGCATACCCTCCGCGAGAGCGTTCGAGAGCTCCTCGTCGCCAAGATCCAGACCCTCGGGCTCGGCGAGCACTTCGAGGTTCTCGAGGCCGAGATCAGGGGCAGGAACGGTTCCCTCATCATCTTCAGGGGCATGCAGACCTACAACGCGGAAAACATCAAGTCGTTGGAAGATTTCGACGTCGCCTGGGTCGAGGAAGCGCAGACCCTGTCTGATCGATCGCTCCGCCTGCTCCGCCCGACCATCCGCAACGAGGGCTCGGAACTGTGGTTCAGTTGGAACCCGCGTCACGATAGCGACCCGGTGGACAAGTTCTTCCGCAGCGGAGAGAAGCGCAAGAACGCCATTCTCGTTCCCGTGAACTGGTACGATAACCCTTGGTTTCCGGCTGTTCTCCGGGAGGAAAAGGATCAGGACTACGCTGACGACCCCGAGATGGCCGAGCATGTCTGGGGCGGCGGCTACGAGGTCATCAGCCAGGGCGCCTACTACGCCAGGCGAATAGCCGAGGCCGAGAAGGACGGCAGGCTGGGGTATTTCCCGCATTTACCCCAGCTTCCGGTCTACACAGCCTGGGACATCGGGGTCGACGACTACACCGCGATCTGGTTCTGCCAGGTCAGGCACCTCGAGGACAGGACGCCCCGGGTTCGCGTCATCGACTATTACGAGGCGAGCGGGGCGGGCGCCGACGAGATTATTGCCGCCGCCCTGCCCGAATACAGCCGGGATCTGCAGACCCGCGCAGAGGCCATGGTCGAGCTCGGCAGGGACGATCCGTTCAGCTACGGCCGGCATTTCTGGCCGCATGACGTCAGGGTCAGGGAATGGGGATCCGGCGCCAAGAGCCGCGTCGAGATCATCAATTCGCTCGGCATCCCGGTGGCCCAGATGGCCCTCGGGGTGGCGCAGAACCCGGAGGAGCGCATCGCGGCCACTCGTGCGCTTCTCCCGGTCTGCGAGTTCCTGCAGAGCAAGCGGGTGATGCTTGGGCTGTCACGTCTGCGCCGCTACAGCCGGAAGATCAACGAGGCCTTGGGCGTCTACATGGGGCCGCTCCACGATGAGAACAGCCACGGGGCCGATGCGTTCGGCGAATTTGCAACGAATTGTGGCGTCAGGCCGATCGCGAAACCGAAGGAGCGCCTCGAGGAACCGCCTCCGGGCTACGTTCGGGCTCCTCCCGTGCCGGTGAGAGACCCGAGCCGGATCGTGCTTTGACGGAGGCGAGGCGACCGGCATCCTCGGGCGACAAGCCCTCGGCCCGGTACTGATGAAACAATGCGGCCGCCAAGCGTTTCGGGTAAGTTTTGCGGCGTTTGCGGATGATGACGGTCTTCACTTCAGGTGCTCCTGCAGGATTTTTCGGATGGCTGCCGAGCGGGACATGCCGAACACCGTGGCGTAGGCGTCGATCTGTTTAACAAGATCGGCGTTTAACCTGAAGCCGACGATGATCTGGTCGGCAAGCAACTGCTCGACCTGCACAACGGTCATCTTGGGCTTGGCCCTTACGGGCTTCAAGGTCCGCCCCTTTTGAGGGTCGCTCTCGAACAGGGGGCGGCGCGTCAGCGTTAACGGGGGCTTCTTCATCGAAGTTGTTTAACACGGCTGTTTAACAAACGGAAGACGTTATGGACGATCCCAAGCCACTCGACACCGGACTGCTCGAACCGGCCTTCCAGGGCGACCCCGAGGCCCTGGCCGGCATTCTGCGCTGGGTCAACATGATCATCGACCGCCGCGGCACGCCCCGCCACAAGGTCAGCACCGCGATGCCCGCGACGGGCGAGCAGATCCGGCCGGGCTATCCCAACCAGCTGCCCGAGGCGGGCCTGGTCGACGTCAAGGCGGAAGCCCAGAAACAGGGCGACGCCGAGCGCGTTAATGCTGGCGTCGTTACCGGCGCGACCAAAGGAGACTGACATGGCAACTGCACCCAAGCCCAATCCCGGCGGCAACAAGCCCGGCAGCGGGCAACCGAAGCCTGGCTCGCCCTCGCCCAGGCCGGGCGGCGGTAGCCGCGAAGGTGGCGCACCTGACCCCCGCAACGACGACTAGCACCTGATTGCTGAAACTGCCCCCGCCCGGTGCCCCAGCGCCGGGCTTTTTCATGGGACGGCCATGGCTGACGACGAGCTCCTCGATCAGGAATACGATCCGAGGTCAGAACCCTCGTCGTCACAGCCGTGGCTGAACCTGCTCACCGACGCGGAGAAGAAATTCCGCGACTGGCAGGATCGGGCCGATCACATCGGCGAGTACTACGCCGACCTCGACCGGCAGTCGAGTTCTGTTCGTGGGCGTGAGTTCGCGATGTTCTGGGCGAATATCAACGTGCTCGCCCCGAGCGTCTACGCCCGGCCTCCGGTTCCGGTCGTCGTTCCCGAGTTCAAGGATCGCGACCCGGTCAAGATCGCCGCCTCGGAGATGCTCGAGCGGGCGCTCGTCACCTCGTACGGCCTGACCGACATCGACCAGGTGATGCGGCTTTGCCGCGATGACATGCTGATCGTCGGCCGCGGCGTGCTCTGGGTCCGCTATGAGGACAAGGGCGAGGTCAAGGCGGACAAGAGCACCCAGACCACCGGCGAGCGGGCGATCGTCGAGTTTTTGAACAGGCGGGACTTCCGGCATGCGCCGGCGCGGACCTGGCCGGAGGTCGACTGGGTCGCCCGCTGCGGCTGGATGACCCGCAAGGAGGCCCGCGAGCGGTTTGGCGAGAAGGCCGACACCGCGCCTTATGTCGTGGCCGATGAAGGGACACACATGGGGCGCCCGAAGGAGGGCACCAGCCCGGAAGAAAAGGCTCCGATCTGGGAGATCTGGCACCGCGGCCTGAACACGGTCGTGTGGGTCACCGAGGGCGTCGAGGACGTGCTCGACCAGGGGCCGCCGCACCTGAAGATCGAGGGCTTTTTTCCATGCCCGCGGCCGGCTTACGGCACGCTCAAGCCGGGGACACTCGTCCCGGTGCCGGACTACGTCTACTACAAGGATCAACTGGAGGAGATCAACAAGCTGACGGCGCGCATCCACGCGCTGTCGGACGCTGTACAGGTCAAGGGATTTTATCCTGCGGGCGGGGAGATCGGCGACGCGGTCGAGGCGGCGCTGAACATCAACGACGATCGCCGGATCATGGTGCCGGTCAGCAACTTTGCGTCGTTTGGCGGCTCTGGCGATCCGATCATCTGGATGCCGATCGACATGGTCGCCACGACCATCGCCGGCCTGATCGAGATGCGCAGGCAAATCATTGACGATGTATATCAAATCGTCGGCCTGTCGGACATCATGCGGGGCAGCACTGAGGCGACGGAAACCCTCGGGGCGCAGCAACTTAAGAGCCAGTACGGCTCGATCCGCATCCGCGACAAGCAACACGAATTGGTGAGGGTCGCCCGGGACGCGACCCGGATCATCGCCGAAATCATGGCGGAGGAATTCTCGACGGAGACGCTGCTGGCGATGAGCCAGATGGAATTGCCGACCGACGCGGATATACAAAAGCAGGTCCGCCAGATAGAAATGCAGGTGCGGGAGGGCGCCCAGCAACTGCAGCAGCAAATGCAGATGCTGCAGATGCAGGCCGTCCAGCAGCAGTTACAGGCCTCGGCCCCCGGTCCAACACCACCCGAAGGTGCCGAGCCTGCAGGCCCCGGAGGGCCGCCACCGCAGCCCCCCGGCTCATCGTCGAGCCCTCCGGGTGTCTCTCCATCGCCTCCAGGAGGCCCGCCAGAGGGCGAAGGGCCCGACATCGAGGCCGAGCTCCAGCAACTGCAGGAACAGGCCCAGCAGGCCCTCCAGGCCGCGATGAAGCAGGTGCAGGATCTCCAGGCCCAGGCCACGGTCGAAGATTGCATCAATCTCCTCCACGACAGCCGGCTCAGTCCTTTTGCGCTCGACATCGAGACCGACAGCACGATCCAGCCCGACGAGGACGCCGAGAAGCAGCGGCGGGCCGAGTTCCTGCAGGTCTTCGGGGCCCTGATGCAGCAGTTGGCGGCGCTGGTCGAGGCTCGACCGGAGGCGGCCGAGTTCGCCGGCGAGGTGCTCAAGTTCGGGCTCGCCCCGTATCGGGTCGGCCGCAGCCTGGAGAGCAGCATCGACAAGTTCGTCGAGCAACTCGAGCAGTCGGCGCAGGGCGAGAAGCCACCGAGCCCGGAGGAGATCAAGGCCAAGGCCGAGGCGGCCAAGATGATGGCCGAGATGCAGATGAAGGCCGAAGAGCTAAAGGCCAAGCAGCAAACCGAAGAGCGCAAGCTGATGGCCGACATGATGAAGCAGAAGGCCGAGCAAGAGGCGGACCGCGAAAAGATGCTGCTTGAAGCCCAGATCAAGCAGGACGAAAGCCGCCAGAAGATGCAGTTGGAGATGCAGAAGCATCAGGCCGAGATGCGGAAGATCCAGGCCGAGATGGTCAAGATGCAGAAAGACCTCGAGGCAGCCGAGGCCAAGATGGCCTGGGGCCACGAGGACCAGCAGATCAAGCGTCAGGGGGCCGAGCAGGACTTCGGCCTCAAGGCGAAGGAGGCCGAGCACCGGCAGGGCCTCGCCGAGCGCCAGACCGCCTTCACCGAAAAGCAGGGCAAGGCCTCGGGCGACGGCCAGGCGGCGCTGCTCAAGGCGCTGTCCGCTCCGAAGCGCATCATCCGCGGCCCTGACGGCCGGGTGGCCGGGGTCGAGAGCGTCATGAACGGACAGGATAGAGGATAGCCATGGCACTTATTGCGGACAGCGTCTTTGACGCCGGGCTGGCGACGATCACCGCCGGCGGCACCAAGATCGACATTTGTTCGGCGGAGCCGGCGAACTATGCCGGCATTGCCGGCGTCACGCTGGGCAATAAGACCGGCCTGACGACGGGCGCAGCCGCCAACGGCGCGGTCAACGGTCGGCGGGTCACGGTGCCGGCGATCACCAGCGGTGCGCCGGGGTCGGTGACGGCGACGGGGACGGCCAGTCACTGGGCGCTGTCGAACGGGTCGAGCACGCTCTATGCCGCGGGTCAGCTGACGGCAACCCAGGCGGTGACGTCGGGCAACACGTTCACGCTCGACGCCATCGACGTGACAATCGCCGACGCGACGTGATGAGCGATGGCGCTTACCCAGCGCACATTCCGCATCCGCACTGATGCGGGCGCCGTCGATGCAACGCCGACGTGGGGAGCGGCGCAGGATGTAAACTTCTCCCCGGCTGTCGAAACCAACTTCAGGGTTCGCTTCTCCGTCAACAACACGACGCCGTCAGCGAGCGGTCCGTTCGTCCTGAGACTGAGCAAGAATGGAGGCGCCTACGCCGCAATAACCACCTCGAGCACTGGCGGCATTCAGTCGGCCAATGCATCGAGTGACGCCGACGAGGCGGTGATCGCCACTGCCAATATCCGCTTGGGAGCCGGCACTGGCACGGTAGCGACCGGGGTCTATGACGAGACCGGGTCTGCCACCAAGACGATGGCGACCAATACCTACAATGAGTTCGAGTTCGGCCTGATCATCAAGTCGGCCAACGTCGCGGGCGGCGATACGCTCGACCTTCGCATTTACAACAGCACCACGGCGTTTACGACCTACACCCAGACGCCGCGGATTACGGTTCCCGACAACAACCGGGCCTGCCTCGCCAACGACGTCGTCTCGGCCTCGTCGGTTACCAAACCCGCGTTAGCCCTCACGGCAACGTCTACTGCTCCCGGCGCACATCTAGTTACTGGTTACACCCCCGGCTCTGGCAGACAGGATCTTACCGGCGAGGTCGGGCTACGCGCCCACATGATTGTCAACCAGACCGTCACCTGGGTCGGTCTGTTGATGCAAGCCAGCTACACGGGCACCCAGCAACTAGCGCTCCGCAATACGGACGGGTCGCTAATAACATCGACGGCGTTCGATGCGACCGGCAAGACGGCCGGAACTTGGTACTGGGTGCCAATCCCTCCGACCGCCTTGGTGTCGGGAAGTTATTATTGCGTCACCAAGGCAACCGTCGCTTCGGACGGACAGCTTTGGCCTAATGCCGGGGCAACGACGCTTGACGCGGCATTGAGCGATGAAGCCCGCGCGGTGTTCAGGACCACAGGGGCCTTTGACGCCGGCGTAGCGTCCCCTACGCAATATGTTGGCGTTGACCTTGGCTGGACGCCTCCTGTCCTCCAGGGCCTCCTCGCCAATGACATCGTCTCGCCGTCGAGTGTCAGCACGCCGAACGTCATGGTAGCGGCCGCACCTAAACTGGCGGGCAGAATGCATCAATACCGGATGAGGCGGGCCTGATGGCGACGATCCTGCGGCAAAGCACGGCGGTCGAAGTCAAGGTCGGACCCTTCGTCGACAATACCGACGGATTTACCGCGGAGGTCGCCCTGACCATCAGCCAGGCCGACGTGCGGCTGGCGAAGAATGGGGCGGACTGGGCGCAAAAGGCTGAAACGACGGCGGCAGCGCACGAGGAGAACGGCTGGTATCGCTGCCTGCTCGACGCCACCGACACCAACACGGTCGGCATCCTGATCCTGGCAATCAGCGAAAGCGGGGCACTGCCGGTGTGGCGCGAATTCCAGGTGGTCGAGGAGGCGGTCTTCGATGCGATGTTCGCGACCTCCGCCAATCTTGCCAGCGCAGTGTGGGACGAGGACGCCGGAGCGCACACCAACATTGGCACCTTCGGCCAATATCTCGACACGCTGTACAGCAATCCGCCGCCGCTGTCGGCCGCCAATACCGGTGCCGCAGTATGGGATCTGGCTAACGGGATCGAGACCGGCGTCACCCCACGCGGGGCGCTGCGATTGAACACGGCGGCGCTCGCCGGCAAGGTTTCCGGGGCCGGCACGGCGACCGAGACCTTCCGCAACGTCGGCGACAGCAAAAACCGCATCGTCAGCACGGTCGACAGCAGCGGTAACCGGACAGCGGTTACGACGGATGTGACATGATCCTGCACTTCCGGGCGCGGCACTTCAGCTCCCGGCATCTCCAGGCGCTCTCTTCGGGCATTGCCGTCACCGAAGTGGCGTGCCTTGCCAACGATGTCATTTCGACATCGAGTGTCACCAAGCCGGCGGCGGGCATCCAGCGCGGCATCCTCGCCAACGATGTCAAGAGCAACAGTAGCGTAACCCAACCGGCGGCCCATCAGGTCCACGGGCTCGACGCCTCTAACGTCGTCTCGGCCACGTTCCTGACCAAGCCGGTGGTCGGCGGTCCAGGCCAGATCTTCGCCGACGACGTCACGTCGCTATCGACGGTCGGCAAGCCTGCACTGCATCAGACGGGAGGACTGCTCGCCGAGAACGTCATCTCGGCGTCGAGCGTCACAACTCCGGCGCTGGTCGTCATCGCACCCAGCGTCGAGCAGGCGCTCCTCGCCAACGACGTCGTCTCGGCGTCCTTCGTCTCTACACCGGCCCTGGTTGAGGGCACCTGGCCGGTCGAGCCCGAGGTGCCGGTCGGCGGCGGCGGCGGCCCCGGCTACGGCTACTACGACGACGAGTATTACCGTCAGCGGGACCAGGAGCAGGAAGAGCGCGAGAGAGAGCGCAAGCGTAGCCTGCGGAAACTGGCGGAGGCCATCGACCGTGCCATTGCACGAGCCCAAGGGCAACTGGAGCCGCCGGAGGACGCCGAGACGCCGCTGCCGGTCGCCGAGGTCGTGGCGATCGACGACGCGCTCGAGGGCATCCAGGACCGGGTCCATCAGATCGAGGCCCTCGGCGCCCGCATCCTGCAGGCGGATGCGGAACTGGAAGCGCTCCGCCTGGAGGCGATCGAGCTGATCCGCCAGGCCGAACTGGACGACGACGATGAAGCCCTTGAACTATTGCTAGCCGCGTGAGGATCTGATGGGATTGCCGGTCGTCATTGCCACCAACGGCTACGGTACGCCGGTCACGATCGCGACGAACGGCTATGGCACGCCGGTCGATATCGCCACCAACGGCTACGGCATGCCCGTGGTCGTCGTGGCGAGCGGCGGGATGCCGGTGGTTGGCCTTGCCATCGGGCCTGATGTTACGCCACCGCTGGCGGTCGGCTTCTCGCCGACGGATAACGCGACGGGCGTCAACACGGCCACCCTGCTCATCGTCACCTTCGATAGCCTGGTGACGCTCGGCACCGGCGTCGTCACGCTCAAGCGGACCAGCGACAACGCCACGATCGAAGCCTGGGACGTGGTGACCGAGGCGGGCACCGGGGCGGGCCAGGTCAGCGTCGAGTTCAGCACGCAATTGACCATGCGGCTGACCACCAGCATCGCCGCCGGCATCGAGTATTACGTCATCTGGGACGCCAACGTCGTCAAGGACATCGCCAACAACCCGGTGGCGGCGAACGCCAGCACGACGCTGTGGTCGTTTACGACGGCCGCCGCTGGTTACGACGCGGCGACGGAGGCCATTGCTGCGGCCTTCACCACACCGCCGACTACGGCAAGGAAGAACCTGATCGACGCTGCCGTGGTGGCGCTCAAGGCGGCCGGGGTATGGGACAAGATTGATCTGCTGGAAGTGGACGCAGCGGCGGATAGTCAAGCCGCGCTGATCAACTGGAAAAATCCGGCTGGCGCCACTGGGGTGGCGGTCAATTCACCGACCTTTACGGCAGATAGCGGGTTCACCGGCAACGGCTCGTCGAGTTATATCGACACCAGTTTCAATCCCGCAACGATGGGGGTTAACTACACCCAGAACCTGTGCTGCGCGTTTGCCTGGTCATTAACTGCCGGGCAATCGGTTAGGGGGATAATCGGTAATTCCGCTTCGTCGATAGTACTGTTGCCGCGTTCCGCTTCGGATTTGTCCGAAGCCCGAGTTAACGCCACGTCAGCGTCCACCAACGTCCCGGCAAGCACTGATGGCACTGGACTGTGGTCGATCAACCGGACAGCCGGCACGACGCAGCAATTTTATCGCAATGCGACGCTGCTTAGCTCAGGCACCAATTCCTCAATTGCTGTGACCAGTGCCAATCTGGAGGCGCTCAGATCAGCCGCGACCTACTGGGCAGGGACGGTGGCCTGTGTCGGGTTGGCCGGGTCAATGAACCTGACCGAGCAGACCGACCTCTACAACGCCCTCAACACCTACCTCACCGCGGTTGGAGCAGTGCCATGATCGTCCTCAACCGTGCCGAGGCGGAATACGTCCTCGGCCTGTCGCCGACCCATCCCGAGAGCGCGCTCGAGCCGGCCCCGCTGATGGACGGCAGCTATGTGCTGCCGGATGACGTGCTCGACGACGAGGCTAACGCCGACGTGGTCGACTACCTGACCGACCGGGTGGTGCCGGGAGATCCAGACCCCGCGCTGGTGTGGGACTTCGGCCCGCCCGACGACCCCGACCAGGAAGCGATCGACCTCTACAACAGCCTCAAGCTGACTTGGAGCGAACCGCAGACCGAGCGGGCTTCGCCGGCGCGGTCGGTCACCAAGACCGGCAGGAAGACGGGAAAACGCTGATGGCAAACGTCATTAAAGACGAGATGCCGCCGACCCGCTCGATGGCCGACGGACAAATCTACACGAGCAAGAGCGCCATGCGGCGGTCTTACCGCGCCTCCGGCAATCCGCAAGGCCGCGAGTTCGTCGAGGTCGGCAACGACCCGGCCCGCTTCCGGCAGCCCGAGCCGCCCAAGCCTGACCCCAAGGCGATCAACGACAGCATCGACCGGGCCTTTGCTCGCCACAGCCGAGGCGAACGATGAGCCGCTTCACAGAACGAACGCAAGGCCTGCGGACGGCAGTGATGCCGTTTCCGCGGCCTGCGGCTCTGTCTGTCGTGCCTCCGCCACCGCCACCGCCTCCGGCGGCTGTGGTCCCGCTGTCGCTGCCGCCCGACCAGGTCGAGAGGATTGCCACGAGCCTGTGCTCGCTCGGCGTCCCCTACCCGCTCGCCGACTACCTGTCGAAACTGTTCGGCAACGACGCTGATGAGCCGGTGATCAGCGTGAAGGATTTTGGCGCGTCCGCGGCGGCATCCGCGGCGGCAAACACCACTGCCATTCAGGCGGCGCTCGACACCGGCTTGCCGGTCTGGTTCGAGCCGGGCGTCACCTACGCCTTCAACGGCGGGCTTACGATCAACACCGACGACCAGATCATCTACGGTAATGGCGCGACCCTCGACGGGTCCGCCATTGCCGCAGCCACCGTGCCGGAACAGGTTCACGGGTTAGCCATCCGCGGATCGATAGCATTGACCGGAACGCTGTCGAGCAGCCTGGTCGCCGGGGCCGTGGTTGTGAACGCTTCTACGACGGCGGGTGTGTCGGCCGGCGGTCTTGTGCTCGTCCTGTCCGGTCAGCCATACCCGATAAACACGAACGCGGATGAAACACGCGCCGAGATCCATCGCGTCAAGTCCGTAGCCAGCGGCACACAGCTGATTTTATCGGACGGCCTGTTCCTGAACTACAACCACACGATCGGGGGAGAGCTTTGGAGGTTGGCCCCGGTGCGAGGCGTTCAGGTCAACGACCTCAAGGTCCGCATGGGAGGGGTTGGCAAAGCCCATATCGGGTTCAGGGCTGACTACACCGAGAACTGTTGGTGGAACAAGTGCGAAGCGGACGGCTGCGAGGATGCCGGGCTGCGATGGACCTACTCGTATCTCGGCGGTGCGGACGGCGGCCGTTACCTCAACGCCACCAGCCCGTTTGCCGGTGGCGGCCCGGTCACCTCGGTCAGCGGATACGGTCTCGCGCCGGGAACCGCCACACGCGAGATAACGATCAAGAATACGTTTATCTCCGGCTGTCGTCACGGCGTAGCGGGGGGCGGCAGCCGTCCATCAATAGCGTGCCGCGTCTTGGACAATCATGTCGAAGGCGGCTCCAACGGAGAACCTAGCAGTCTGGACTGCCACGAGGATTGTCTCCTGTGGGAGTTTAACGAGAATGTAATTACAGGCACTAACGATATTACCAACAGTGGCGGAGGAACCATCCTAAACCGCGGCCAGATGACGAGCATCATTGGCAATACCATAACCGGTAGCAGGAGTATGGGGATCCTGTCACACATATATGACATTGACCCCGATGGCATGGTCGGCGTCAACATACTGAATAATACGGTGCTTGGCGCCCGGTTGCAGGGCATATACATTCAAGGGGAAACAGCGACCGCGCTTGTCTATCGGGCTAATATCCAAGGCAATACCGTCCGCGGCTGTGGCGACGACGGTATTTTGCTCTCGCGAACGATCCATGGGACCGTTAATGGCAACACGGTTGCCGACTGCGGCGGGAACGGGATCAGGCTCTCCGGGACCAGCTCGTCCGAGCGTTGCCAGCACATAATAATAAGCGACAACGTCGCTACCGGAAATACGCTTAGGGGTATTCGAGCCGATTTCTCGGACGCCTGCGTCATCGGCAACAATATCTCGATATCAAACACCGGCGGTGCCGACCTGTTCGGTGTCGAAAATACAAACCTGTTGCGGACGCGGTATCAGAGCGTCGTCACCACTCGTGCGCCGACACTGACGATCGTCTCCGGCGTTATCACGATAACCGAGGAGGTGGGGTATGTCGCTCTGGATACGGAGGCAGCGGCCGCCACGGACGACCTGACCACAATCAACGGCGGCTCGGACGGCCAGATCCTGGTCCTGCGCAGCCTCTCCTCCAGCCGTGACCCAACGATCAAGCACAACCTCGGCAATATCCGTCTAGCGGCTGGCGCGGACTTTGCGCTCGCCTCGGTGCTTTATCGGATGGTGCTGATGTACGACAGTTCTACGCCAGGCTGGGTCGAATTGAGCAGGGCGGCGGTCACCTGACCCGTTTGACGGTGTTCTGACCTCGGCCTGAACTACCCCTTCTCAGACAAGGATCTCAGTAATGTCAGAAGTTGGTGCCCCCGGCGCCGGCGCCTCCGCGCCTGCCGAAGGAGGCGTGGTCATCGACACCAACGCCCCGTACATTCCCAACCCGAGCAGTGGCCACAACATCCCGACCGATGGCGGCGAGACCACACGCGGCCAGCCGCCTTCTGCCGAGAAGCAGCGCTCGATCGATGACAGCCTCGACAAGGCATTCGCCAAGGCCGAGAAGGAGGCCAAGCCCGAACCCAGGGCGAAGCCGGAGCCGAAGCCAAAGACCGAGGCCAAGGACGAGGCCCCAGCAAGGAAGCCCGCAGAGGCCCCGCCAGAGCGCGAACGCGGCGAGCGCGGGCGCTTTGCCCCCAGGGCCGCCGAAAGCGACGGCGAGGCCCCTGAGCCCGCCCAGAACGCCCCGCACGCCGAGCCGCCGGCCCGCTTCTCGCCCGAAGCCAAGCAGGCATGGGCAAAGGCTCCGCCCGAGGTCCAGGCCGAGGCACACCGCGCCATCAAGGAACTCGAGAACGGTTACAGCAAATACCGTGAGGCGGCCGAGAGCTACCACGAGGTCCGCCAATTCGACGAGCTCGCCAAGCAGACCGGGACGACGTTGCCCAAGGCGCTCGCCAACTACGTCACCATCGAGCGGCAACTGGCCTCCGACGATCCCGCCGAAAAATGGGAGGGCATCCAGCGCGTCCTAAAGCGGGCCGGGGTCGAGCCGCGCCAGCTGGCAGCGGCCATCCTCAACCAGCCGGCGCCGACGCCCGACCAGCGCGAGGCGGAACACAGTCAGGCCTTCACTGCCCTCCACCAGGAGATCGCCGGCCTCAAGCAGCAGCTACAGGGCGTCGCCAGTGTCCAGCAGCAGGCCCAGACCCAGGCGATCGAGCAGAAGGTCACGTCCTTCGCCAAGGGGCAGCCGCGCTTCGACGAGCTGTCGGCTCCCGACATCGAGCACAGCATCCAGAACCTCCTGAAGCTCCCCGGCATGGTGCCGCCGGGGCCACCGGAGCAGCGCCTGGCAAAAGCTTACGAATTGGCCGACCGGCTCAACCCGGCGACCGGAAGACAGGCTTCGATCACACCGGAGCCACGCCCCGCCAATGGCGCGGGCACCAGATCCATCGCTGGCTCGCCGGCCAACGGCTCAGACCCGTCGCTGCCGGCAAAAAAGGGCAAGCATTCCTCCATCGACGAGAGCCTCGACCGCGCCTTCTTGAAGGCAGGGCTCTAACCATCAGGAACACCTCAAATGGCAATTAACCCCGCCAACCCAAACTATGGACAAATCCTGTCGATGGCGCTCGAGGACCGAGCCCCGGAATGGCAGGACATCGTTTCCAAGGCCATCCCGCTGTTCAATGTCCTGCAGCGCAAGGGCCTCTGGGAGACCTACAGCGGGCCAAAGATCAGGCAGAGCCTGCTCCTCGACCTTCCCAGCATCCAGTGGTACAGCGGCTACGACTTCCTCGCCAACCCGCCGAAAGAACTGCTCAGCGACGCCTATTTCACGCCGAAAATGTGCGTCGTGCCCATCTCCCTGACCCGGGAGGAGATCCTCAACAACGCCGGGTCGAACCAGATCCGCGACGTCATGCGGACCTACATCCAGGCCGCCGAGATCGGCCTCCGCGAGGGCATGGAGGCCTCGCTCTTCTCGGATGGCACGGGCTTCGGCGGCAAGGAACTGGGCGGGCTTAACCTGGCCGTGCCGATCACCCCGACCAACGTCTATGGCGGCATCGACCGCAACCTCAACACCATCTGGCGGACGGGCTCCTACGACGCCAATTCGTTCGCCACCGACATCGGTACCCAGGTCAACAGCACGACCATCCGGCCGATGCTCAACCGCATCTTCGGACAGCTTACCCGCGGCACCAGGGCGCCCGACCTCCTCCTGATGTCGCCGGAGCATTACGCCGCCTACGATGCCGCCACGGTGGCGATCCAGAGGATCAACGACACCACCAGCATGGGCAAGCTCGGCTTCACCAGCCTCGAATACATCGGCGTCGGGCGCCGGGCCGAGATCGTCTTCGGCGGCGGCAAGGGCTCGCTGATGCCCGCCAACACCACCTTCCTCCTCGAAACCGACAGCCTGAGAATGCGTTACAACCCGGGGCGGAACTTCGATCCGTTGTTCAAAGGCGACGGCCAGATGCCCATAAATCAAGATGCCATCGCGCAATTCGTGGGCTGGATGGGCGAACTCACGATGGTCAATCCATTGTTCCACGCCCGTTTCTACGACAGCGCCCCGTAGACACCCATTCACGAACCCTAACCTCGAAAGGAGACTACAATGGCATTCTCGATAACCCCCAGCCTCGGGTTCCTCGACACCCTCAGCGAGCCCTATGGCTACTGGGACGCCAACCTCGGCAAGGGCTCGCCGCAGCTGGGGTCGGTGATCCAGGCCTCTGACGGGCACGCCTACATCCAGGCCATTGCCAGCGCCGCGGTGGCCTCGGCCGGCACCGTCGTCATCCTGACGGAGACCGGCACGCCGCCGGCGATGACCTTCGCCACCGGCGCCGGCGCCTGGACCACGAGGACTGCGGCCCACGCCATCGGCGATCGCGCCTGGCTGCAGAAGACCCTGGCCTAGCCAACGGGGGGGCGGCTCGGGCCGCCCCTTTCATCTCCCCTTTCATCCCCACAGGAGGTCATTCATGGCCGCTAACCCCAATACGTCACCAGGTCCCGCCGACACCCAGGACACCGAAGCCATCGAGGGCACCCTCGTGGCCAAGGCCGAGCGGACCCGGCACCCGGCTGCCGAGCAGGATAACGTTTTCGAGACGCGGATCTACATCGACGAGAGGGCCGAGGAAAAGCGCCGGGAAAACAAGGAACGGGCGAGGATCAAGGAAAAGGCCGCCGACCCCGACGTCGAGGACGAGCCGGTCGAGATGCTCGAGATCAAGGTCCGCGGCACCGGCGAGGTGATGTATGCCGGCCCGGCCGACGCCGAATGGAAGAAGGACGACCTCGGCGACCCGATCAGCTACGCCGACCGCTTCGGCCTCGAGACCAGGATGAGCAAGGCCAAGGCCGGCGGGGGCAAGGGCAAGGATGAGGCCGGCGCCGAGGGCGAGACCGTCGACCTCAACGAGTATACCGCCACCGAGCTCAGGGCGGCGCTCGACAAGGCCGGCGTAGACTATCCGTCCAGTGCCAGCAAGGCGGCCCTCGTCCAGCTCGCCACCGACAACGACGTCAGCGTCGACTGACCCCTCCCAAGCAACCTCCCACCTCAAGCCCTCGGCACCACCGGGGGCTTTTCTTTTATGGAGATAAATAATGCCCGCGTATGATCGCGAGTTCGATTGGGAAGAGCAGCGCCAGAGGGACAAGACCCTCAACGTCGTCGTCTGGTCGAAGACGGATAAGGACGAGGCCGCCTCGGTCCGCGAAGGGCGGCCGATATTCAAGACCTATGACATGGTCACCATCCGGCGGCCCGCCGACCGCGAGAGCACCAGCGACCATCCGGTGTGGCAGGAATGGAAGAAGCACGGCGACCAGATCCTCACCTACGAAATGCGCTTCCAGGCCCAGGTCAACCGCTACAGGGCCTCTCAGCCGCAAGTGGTCGAGGGTACGCCGCTCTCGGAAACCACGTTTCTCAACCCGGCGGAGCAGGCAACGCTCAGGGCGCTCGGCGTCTACACCGTCGAGCAACTGGCGGCGATGTCCGGGCAGCCGCTCAAGAACCTCGGCCCCAACGGGCTGGAGCAGCAGCAGAAGGCCGAGAAGTATCTCAACCGTGCCAGCGGCATGGCCGAGGTAACAACCCTCGCCGCGGAAAATGTCCGCCTCAAGCAGAGCGTCGCCGACATGGCGGCACAGGGCGCCGACCCGCGCGTAAAGTTCGTCGAGATGACAGAGGAGCGGTTGAGGGAATTTATTAAGGAGCGGGGCGGGGAGATACGGGGCAATCCGGGCCGGTCGACCTTGCTGCGGATGGCGGTCGATCTCGATCAGACCACCCAGGCAGCCCAGGCGGCCTGACATGGCGCTGCGGGATGTCCTTGCCGCACTGGTGCCACGGCAGCAGGTGATGCCGGCTGTCCCGGCTCCGTTCAGTGGCTTCGGCTTTCAGCCGGAGCCGACCTTTGGCATGGGCTTCACCCAGGTGGCCGGCGGGCCGGAGGACGAGTTGACCGGCCTCGGCGGCATCAACAGCCCCGACACGGGCAGCGTCCTGGTCGGCGAGCCCGTCTTGCCGGTACGGCAAATCATGCCAGCCCTCGACCTGCAGAACCAGGGAGCCGGGAGGAGGTCGGCGAAGGCCGTGCGACCTCCTCCGACCGAGGTCTTTGTTCCCGGCAACCCGAGGGCGTCTGGCTTTGTCAGGCCAGCCCCGGCTCCTCCGGCCAGGGCGATCAACCCACTGGCGGTGATCGGCAGCAATTCGGCCCCGATGGGCCTCATGCCGCAACTCGCCGCCCGCTATCCGGTGCCGGGACCGCCAACCGTAAATTTCAAGCAGGGCGGCAAGAAGGTCAGCCCCGAGGTGGTGCCCGACTGGCGGACGAAGCCCCTCGACACGACCATGCATTACTACGGCAAGGCGAAGACCGCCGAGGAAACTGCGCTGACCAACGTCTCGACCAAGATCCAGAAGGAGATCGAGGCCGGAAACTACAAGCCGTATTTTGACCCCGCCAAGCGCTACGATGTAGACCCGACCAAGTACCCGGTGCGCGGCACCGCGACCCCGCCCAAGGCGGCGAAGACGGTCGCCGAGATGGCGGCGCGGACCTCCAACCCCGAGTTGGCGCAGCGGTTGGTCCATTACTACAATCTCGGCAAGGATGACCCCGGTGCCGTCAACTGGTACATGATGGGTCAGCTCGAAAAGGAGTTCATCCGCGAGTACGGTCCCAAAGAGGGCCGCGTCCAGTTCCAGAAGAAATTTGCCGACCAGATGGCGGCCACCACGGGAGGCTCCAGTCCGACCGACAACCTCCGCAATGCGATGTTCGCCAACTTCCAGCAGGCGCAGGGCCTCCCGGCGTCGCCGGAGGCCTCGCATCAACTGTCTACCCCGATTGGCGGCCGCTACGTCGGCGGCAACATGGAGATGGCCGACAAGATCGCGGCGCAGGGCCTGACCCCTGACAACCCCAAGCGCTACAATTTCTCGGGCAACTTCCTCGGCGACAAGAACGCCGTTACCCTCGACGAGCAGATGTCCTACATCCTCCAGCACCCCAAGCAGGACTTCAAGGGAACGGCGTACCGGCCCCACGAAGAGCTCGTGCAGCGGGTAGCCGCCGAACTGGGGATCGACCCGCGTCAACTGCAGGAGGTCGCCTGGTCGGGCTACAAGAAGACCGAGGGCGGCGGTTCCAGCGGCAAGGGCAAACGCGCCAAGCCGATGATAGAGATCGTCAACGAGGCGGTCGAGCGCACGGCCCGGATCACCGGGATGGCGCCGGAAGAGGTGGTGAGGCAGGGCATCGTCCTCTCCAAGATGCCGCTCTACAACATGGCCGGTATAGCGGTGCCGATTGGCATCCTGCTCGCCGGAGGCGGCTCCAGCGAGGCCGAGGCAGCACAGCCGAAGTACAGGACAGGCGGTAGGTTCTAAGAGGACGGCACGCTGGGTTCCCAGTCGTCGAGTTGACCCCGCAGACGCTGGTTGTCGAGGTCGCGCTCGATCAGGATCAGCGCCAGGCGCTCCATCGTCGCGAGGTCCATGGGCTCATCGCCCTGCCAGCGGCCGTCTTCGTCCCAGAGACTGGCGGTCGGGATTGTCTTAGGTTCGGTCATGGCGAGATTATAGCATGACGACGAGGAAGAACAAATGACGCTGCTCACCGAATGCCAGTCGGCAGCCATACGGCTGGTCGGCCGCAAGCCCACGACCTTCGCCTCGTCGACTGAGACCTTCGAAATGGAGATCGTCGACCTCGCCACCGAGGTCGGGCGGGACATCGCCGACAGCCACGACTGGCAGACCCTCGGTCGCATCGCCAGTTTTGTCGGCGACGGGGTGACCGACGTTTACCCTGCCCCCACTGACTATCGCCGGATGCCGCTTCACGCCGACGTGATCAACGCCAGCGGCATGGGTTACGGGCGGATCACCGACGTCAACGAGTTTCTCGCCATGCGATCGTCGGGCGTCGGCGGCGGGATCGGTATGCCGGGAGGCTGGACGCTCTACGGCGGCATGTTTCAGTTCTACCCGGTCATCCCGGACGGGGCCGTGGCCGAGTTTCCGTACATCTCCGGCAATTTCGCGGCTGATGAGTTTGATGTTCCGAAGAATGCTTTCACGGCGGATACTGACGTTTTTCTCCTCGTCGGCAAGCTGCTACGGCTCGGTATCATCTGGAGGTGGAGGCAGAACAAGCGTCTCGACCACGGCGAGGACGAGGCTAATTTTACCAAGGCGTTTAACGAAATAAGCGGGCGCGACAAGGGCTCGAGGATATTCGCCACCGGGCCGATGCGAATGCCGGGCAACGTCTCCGTCGCCTACCCGTGGGCTCTGGGGCCGTAGCCATGGCGCTGCGGGATGTCCTGTCCGCACTGGTGCCGCAGCCGGTGATGCCGGCGGTTCCGCCGCCGCTGATGGCGGGCGGCATGGGGATGCAGCAGCCATCCTTCGGGATGGGCTTCACGCAGGTGGCGGGCGGGCCGGAGGATGAAATCCTCGGACTTGGTGGTATAAACAGCCCCGAGACAGGGAGCGTAGTAGGCGGTGAGCCTGCCTTGCCGGTGCAGCAGATCATGCCGGACATCGACTTCCAGAACCAAGCAGCAGGGCAGCGGGTGCCAAGTATTCGCGCTTATCACGTTACAGACGCCCCATTCGAAAGATACGATTGGGGACGGCTTGGAAATACTACGAGGCTGAACCAGACGGGCGACGATCCGTGGGCAACCAACCTTGCCGGATTGGGACCGTGGGCTAGCCAGAAAGACATAACCGGGAAAATGGGGTTCAAGCACTCTTTGCCGGTGGATGTTGGCGGCAAGGGCAAGTCGTTCAAGTCGCTGGACGCGCTTGAGAGGTTCATTACGGACAAAGGTAGCGCAGAGAAGGCCCGACAGGCTCTTGTTGAGCAGGGCTACGGCCACGTTGTGGTCAACGACGAGGAATTTGGCGGCAAATCGTTTGTGGGGCTCGCGCCCGGTAATTTTACGATAGTGAAACCCTGATGTATCTCCGCCCTCGACCAAAGCCCGGTCCCCGCACCTCGGACCTCGCCTCGTGGCCGGCTCCGGTCGGCGGCCTCGTCGCCAACAAGGGCCTTGCCACGCCCCGCGGTGTGCCTGCGGCCATGGTGCTCGAGAATTTTTTCCCGACCGCCACAGGGGCCACCATCCGCCGCGGCTCGGGCCTCTATACGACCGTCGGCGGCGGCTCGGCCAACGTCGAGGAGATGTGGACCTACCTCAGCGGTAACCAGGAAGAGTTTTTCGCGGCGACGGCGACCACGATCTACAACATCACCAACCCGATCGCACTGACAGCGGTGGTGACGGGGTTGACGTCGGGCGACTGGGTGGTGACACAGTTCGCCACCACCGGCGGGACATTCCTGGTCGGGGTCAATGGCTCCGACGCGATGAGGGTCTATGACGGCCAATTCTGGTATCCGTTGAGGGCGAGCAATAGCTACACGCTGGCCTACGATGGTGGCACCGGGGCTTTCACGGTCGGCCAGATCGTCACCGGGACCACCAGCACCTCCAAGGGGACGATCACCGCCAAAACCGGCACCACTGCGGTCGGGACGCTGACCATTTCCAACGTCACCGGCACATTCCAGGACAATGAGCCACTGACTGATCCGACCGGCGGTGCCGCAGTCGCCAACGGTACCCGGAAACTGTATTCGAACCTCCACACCCTGCCCTACGATACCGGAACCGTGCCGTTTGTCATTGGCGTGACGATCACGGGAGGCACCAGTGGCGCGACAGCAATTGTCCGCAACATCTCCGGCACGACCGCGGCCGGGACGCTGATCGTTGACAGTCTGGTCGGCACCTTCCAGGACAACGAGGCACTGACCGGCGGCGGCTCCGCCCTGGTTAACGGAACGTCGACGCTTCGCCTGGCGGGCATCACCGGCCTGCCGACGGGCGTTAACACCAACATCTGGTCCTACGTCTGGGTCTACAAAAACCGGCTTTACTTCATCGAGAAAAACACTCTCAACGCTTGGTATCTCGCGGTGGACAGTATCGGCGGGCAGGCGACCGTTCTGCCGATGGGCGGGGTGTTCGCCCTCGGAGGCAGCCTGCTGTTCGGCTCCTCGTGGTCGATCGAGAGCGCTGACGGTCTGGATAGTCGCTGCATCTTCGTCACCGGCAATGAAAGCAACTCGATCGGTAACGAAGGCGAAATCGCCGTCTATGTCGGCATCGACCCGTCCGACCCTGACCAGTGGGGGCAGGTGGGCGTCTATCGCAGCGGAATGCCGATGGGGAAAAAGGCGCACATTCGTGCCGGCGGCGACGTCATCATTGCCACCGACCTTGGCCTGGTGCCGCTGTCGGTTGCCGTCCAGCGCGACGTGGCCGCCCTCGCCCCGTCCTCCCTGTCCTACGCGATCGAGGATCTCTGGAAGCGGGAGGTCGGCCTGCGTTCGGCCTCCGAATGGAGGTGCAAGACGTGGCCAACCGGCTCGATGACGGTGGTGATGCTGCCGACCATCGAAGCGACAAAAACCAAGTGGCTCGTCGCCAACCTGCGAACCGGGGCGTGGACCGTCTTCACCGGCCTCAACGCCAGGTGCCTGGCGGTCTTTGGGGACCGGCTGTTCTTCGGCTCGACGGCGGGCAAGGTGGTCGAGGTGGGGATCACCGGCGCGGACCAGGGTCTGCCCTACACGGCAACGATCGTGCCTCTGTTCGAGGACGCGGGTGCGCCGGGGTCCGAGAAGATCGCCCAGATGGCGAGCGCCGTGCTGCGGTCCCCGGTCCGGGTCAACGCATCGATCAAGACGTTCTTCGACTATGATATCCGGCCTCTCAATCTGTGGGCGGTGCCGGCGGCGCCGGCGGTCGCAGGCGGCGCCATATGGGGTGGCGGCGCCTTGTGGGGGACGGTCGGCAATGGCGGGACCGGCGATGTCTGGGGCGGCGGCGATGAACCGCCGCTATACACCGTACAGGACTGGGTGTCGGTCGATGGTGGTCCCGGCCGGTCGCTGTCTCCTGCCCTGCGTCTGACCAGCGGTGCGGTGCAGCCGCTCGATACCGAGCTCGTCAGGATCGACTTGACCTACACCGTCGCGGAGATCGTCACCTGAACCTGGTCTGGGGCAATTCGAGCAACCCAGAGGCCAACGCCAGGATGTGCGGATGGCTCGAGGGCCGATTGGGCTACCCACTGAACGGGCCGTTCTCGACCCTCGGCATCTTCGACCGGACCAACGACCTGATCGCGGTCGTCGCCTATCACGACTGGAGCCGGCGCTGCGGGGTGCTCCAGATGTCGGCGGCCTCGACGACGCCACGGTGGCTCACCCGGCAGGTGCTCTATCACATGTTTGCGATGCCGTTTTTGGGGCTGGGCTGCCAGGCAGTCGTCCTGCGGGTGAGCGAGCGGAACGAGCGGATGCTGAAGATCCTGCGGCGGTTTGGGTTCACCGAGCACCGCCTGCCGCGGCTGCGCGGACGGAATGAGGACGAGATCCTCAACATCCTGACCGACGACGCCTGGAAGACAAACGGCTTTTACAAGGAATAGATGCCATGGGCATGGGTGGAAGCAAGTCGGCACCTGACACGCCGGACCTCGACCAGTTGATCAGCACGGGCGTCGGCGGCAATTGGGGCATGGCTGACGCCAATCGCAAGGTGGAGGGCTTTGCTACCTCGTCGCCCTATGGAGATACGGGCTGGTATGCGGATCGAAACGCCAAGGGAAACGTCCGCAAGGTCACCTACACCGACCCCTACACCGGCGAGAAGTACAAGACGCGGAGGATGGAGCAGCGGATCACGCTGTCGCCCGAGGAGCAGCAGAAGTACGACCTGTCAAACGCCAACCAGATCGGCCTGCTCCAGCAGGGCAACCAGATGCTCGGCGGGATGGGCAATTTCGGGCTCACTCCCTTCGACTACACCAGGAGCCTCGGCGAGATCGGCGGCAACATCTACCAGCCAGGCAAGGATCTCAGCGGTGAAGCGTGGAGCGGCAACCCGCTCGACCTGAGCAACAAAGCCGTAGAAGAGCGGATCAACCAACTCGGCAGTCGACGGCTCGACCCGCGGTTTGCCCGCGAGGCGGCGACACAGGAGGCCCAACTGCTGGAAAAGGGCATCCGGCGCGGTACGCCGGCTTATGCAGCCGCCATGACCCAGCAGGACGAAGCCAAGAACGACGCCTATAACCAACTGGCCCTTATGGGCTGGGGACAGGCGGCCAACCAGCAGCAGGCCGAATGGCAGAGCCGCTTGCAGGGCAACCAGCAGCGCTTCGGTCAACTGGCGGGGGCAAGAACCCTCGGCATGGGTGAACAGGCCCAGCAATTCGGTCAGAGCCAATCTGAGCGGGCTCGTCAATTGGCGGAGCGGGGCCAGTACGCGGGTGAGGAGTTCCAGAACCGAAACCGTATGATGCAGGAACTGCAGTTCGCCCTGACCGGCGGCAAGCCCAACATGCCGCAGTTCACCGGCTCCCAGCCGCAGGGCAGCCCGTACTTCGACTACCCCGGCGCGATCAACACCAACTGGGACCAGCAGTTCAAAGCCTGGGCGCAGGAGCAGGCGAATAAGAGCGGCATGATGGGCGGCGGATTGGACCTTATTGGCAAGCTCGGCGGGGCGGCGATCGCCTCCGACGAGCGCATCAAGGACAACATCCAGCAGGTCGGCAAGACGCAGGACGGCCTGCCCATCTACGAGTTCTCGATCGGCGACGGCAACATGCAAACCGGCGTCATGGCGCAGGACGTCGAGAAGGTCGACCCGTCTGCGGTGGTGCAAGATCCAGCGACCGGCATCAAGGGGGTCAATTACGACCAGGCGGTCGGCGACGGCACCGGCACCTACACGGTCGAAAAGGGGGACAGCATCTGGGACATCGGCGAGCGGCTCGGCGTCGACCCGCAGGCGATCATCGAGGCCAACCCCGACATTCAGAACCCGGATTTTATTGTTCCCGGCCAGCAACTGGTGGTGCCGGGGATGGCCTCCCCCGGCCCCGAGGCGATCCCGATGGGTCCGATGCCGGGTGGTGGTCAGGCGGCGGTCGCCAACGCCCTGGCGGGCGGCGCAGGCCCCGGCATGATGCCTCCTGGCGGCGGCATGCCGGCGGCGATGCCCATGACCGAGCCGGTCAGCGCACCTCCTCCGGCCGCAGCAGGCGGGCTCACGCCTGAGCAGGCAGCAACTATCATGGAACTGAAACGCCGGTTCCCCGACCTCCGGGTTCCCGTCGGCGGAATGGGAGCATACTGATGTCGAGCGGCGGACTGTTTTCCTTCCGGCCGGAGCTCGGTGAAAGCCCGGAAACGCTCAAGCGGCGCCGTGCGGTGGCGCAGGCGATGCTGGGCGGCGGTGCGGTTCCGACGACGATCGGCGGTGGCCTGTCGTCGTTGGGCTCGTCGATCGCAGGTGCCCTGATGGAGCGCAACTTCGCCCGCCAGGAGGCGGCGGGACAGGCTGGGGCTGCGGGGCTCTTCGGCAACCTCCTCGGTGGTCTCGGTGGCGGCGGGACGCCGGTTGCCGGTGAGACTGCGGCCCTTCCCGGTGTAGTGCCGGCGGGTGGCACCGATATGTCGGTTGCCGGTATCCCGGATGTGGCGACGCAGGAAGCCTACATCCGCGCCTCGGCGCCGAAGTATGGCGTAGATCCAGACGTCGCGGTCAACCTCGCCAAGCACGAAGGCCTACAGCCCGGCACATGGCAGAGCAATGTCGTCAAGGACGGCGTCCGGGAGACATCCTACGGGCCGTTCCAGCTTCATACCAAGGGCCTCGGGGCGGGCTTTGAGGGCGACCTGACCGACCCTTCGACCTGGCAGGCGCAGATCGACTACGCCCTGAAGAACGCCGCCAAGAGCGGCTGGAAGCCGTGGTACGGGCGCGGCCCCGCAGGCATCGGCGAATGGGAGGGCATTAACCGCGGCGGCGGGACTGCGGCTGTCACGTCGGCCCTGGCCGGCAGCGACACGCCGCTGGTGCGGGAAGCTACGCTTCGCCCAAAGCGGAAGAATAAGTGGACCGGATGGGATGAGGAAAACATAGTACCTGCCCGCGACGAAAGTGGAGAGATCGGGGTAGCCGGAGCCGTAGGTGACCCCGGTCCCGTAGGGGCGACTAGTGCCTTCGACTTCTCGCCGTTTGCCACGGGTGGGGCGGCGGCGCGGGGCGACAGCTTCAGCGGGCTCCAGCCCGAGATGTCGAGCGGCCTCGGGGCGATGATCTCCTCGGCCCCGGCCGACATCCAGAACGAGCTTCGGGTGATGTCGGGCTTCCGCTCGCCGGAGACACAGGAACGGCTCTGGCAAGGCGCTCTCAAGAAGTACGGTTCCGCCTCGGCGGCCCGCAAGTGGGTGGCCCCTCCCGGCCGGTCGCAGCACGGTTTTGGCAACGCCATCGACTGGAAGTTTGCCTCCAAGCGGGCGCGGGAATGGGCGCACCAGAATGCGGGCAAGTTTGGGTTCAGCTTCCCGCTGTCTAACGAGCCGTGGCACATGGAGGTGGCCGGAGCCCGTGGCCGTCCCAGCGGGGCTTCCCCGCCGAGCGCCAGCGGCATTGGGCGACCGCTCGACGGATCTGGCGGAAGTGTCTTTGCCCTCGCGGGTGGCGGCGGACAGCCTGCCGTCACCGAGGCTCTGAGGGGAGGCATTGGCGGTGACACACTGACGCCGGTTCCAGCGGTTCGAGACACCATCGAGGCGCTCAGTTTCGATCCCGCCGCCAAGGATGACTTCCAACCCATCATCCCGGCAGCCCCTGCCTTCGTCCCAGCCGGAGGCGCGACACCATACGAGGGGGGCATCCCCGGCACCGACTATCCCGCCATCCCCACCCCGCCAGTGCGGCCTGCAGACCCCGTAGCAGCCCCGCCAGTCGCTCCGGTGGCTCCGGCCGGTGCTGGGGTAGCCCCTGTGGCTCAAGCCCTTGGCGTCGATCCCCTGCCGCAGACCAGCGGCCTGATGGATCCAGTGGCGAGCGCCGGTCACGAAGCCCTGTCGCCGGGCGTATCCCCGGTCGCGGCTGCCCTCACGGGCGGCGCCGGCACCGACACCCTCGCGGGTGGTGGTGGGCGCGGCATCATCGGTCGGCTGTTCGGAGGCGGGCCTCGCGCCCCTGCCGGCGGCGCTGCCAACCCGGTGGCGACTGCAATGGCGGGTGCTGGTGGCCCTGCCGGGACGCCCGGCGCTCCGGGTGCGGGCGGTGGCCTTTCGGACACAGCGCAAAAGGCCATCGCCGTCATCCAGAACCCGTGGAGCAACGACGGTCAGTTGGCGATCGCCAAGACCATGCTCGACCAGGAACTGCAGCAGGCCGACCCGAAGTACCGGGTGGAACTGCAGGCGGCGATCGAGAACCTCCGCCAGGCACAGACGCCGACCCGCGCCATGACCGACGCCGAGAAGCGCGATCAGGGCATCGACCCGACCATCAACGCCCGCATCGATGCCAAGGGCAACGTCACCGAGGGGCCGAAGATCGAGCCGAAGATCATCAACAACACGGCCTATCACCCGGTTACCGGCCAGGCGCTGTGGAGCGCACCTCCGGGCACCAAGCTCCTGACGACGGACGAAGCCAAGGCGATGCGCTTGCCGCTCGGGGCGGGCAACTGGATGGTAACGGACGGCAAGCCGTCGGTCGTCCCCGGCACCGAGCCGTCCGATCCAAAATATAATGACTACGTTAGAGAGGCGCTTCAGGCCAGAGACGCGGCTAAAGCATCGGGTGTACCGGAAGCCGAATTGCCGCCGCTTCCAGTCGACCGTCTCACTTGGACAAAAGCAGGGACGATCAGCGTATCGCAAACGGTTGGGGGCGAGCCCGGTGCCGATGCTGCGCTCCGCAAGAAGCTCTCGGAAAGCGAGGGCGAGCGCTGGTCGAAGATCAAGGAGGCTGGCGACCGCGCTGCGTCGCGGTCACAAAGCCTAGAGGTGCTGATGGAAGCCCTGAACGCGGCCCCAGACGGCCCGCTTACAGGTCGGTTGCTGGAGTGGTTCCCAGGCTTCTCGACGGCCGGCGATCTTGCCGCTTCACTCATTTCTCAGATGGCACCGACCTTCCATGTAGCAGGCACCGGCTCGCAGTCGGACATCGAATATGCCGGCGTGCTGCGGGGACTGCCGGGCCTATCCAAAGACCCCGTCGCGAACAAGTTGATCGGCCAAGCCATCATGGCGAAGGCCCAAATTGACATCGAGCGGTCGAACATCATCACCCAGGCCGAGAACGAAGTTATCTCCATCAAGGAAGCCCGCACGAAATTGCAGGAACTGAACCGGCGCTCAATTTTGACGCCCCAAATGGAATTCATGCTCAACAAGGTTGGTGCTTTTGATAAGCCGGCAGACGATCCGCTGCCGCCTAAACCGGAAGGTTACGCAGGAGAATGGCCGACGGCGGCCGAGTGGGCGGTAATGTCGGACGACGACAAGGCGCTCTACGAGGGGGGCAACTGATGGCGGACGACCTCCAGCTACAGCGGGACAGGGCGCTCGCCATCGCCCGCGCCAAGGTGCGCCTGCAGGAGCAAAAGGAGGCTGACGAAGCCGCCGCCGCACGGGCGGCCGAACCCAAGGTCACATTCGGTCAGGAGGCCCCCGGCGTCGCTAATACCGCACTGGAGCGCGGCCTGATCGGCATCCAGGGCATACCGGGGTCGATCCTTGAGAGCGGCATGCAGCTGGGTGGCTACCTCGACCGCACCTTCGCCGGCGGCACGACCACGCCCGAGCAAATCCACGAGCGCAACCCGATCAAGGACTACCTGCCGACCAGCGGCGACTACATTGCCGACTACGAAAAACGCCAGGCGGAGGCCGGAGCCCCGCCCCCTGTCGAGCCGCAGACGTCTGAAGGCAAGTTTCTCGCGAAGGGGCTGCAGGGTGCTGCCGGCGGCATCGTCGGCGGCCCGTGGGGCTTCCTGACCGGCGGCCTGAGCGGCCTCGGCAGCGAGGGCGGACGCCAACTGGCGGAAGATACAGCCTTTGAAGGGCCGGCGGAAGTCTTCGGCGGCATTGCGGGGGCCATGTCGCCGACCGCGTTCGGGCGAGCCGTCAGTCCCCGCAATATTAATGAGATCAACGCTGCCCACGCCGCCCTCCTGCGGAGTAGGGGCATCAGGCACCTGACCGAGGGGCAGGTCAGTGCATCGCCACGTACCATGACCAAGGAGAGGGCTCGCATGAGCGCCGCGGCCGAGGGGCGTGGCATGGAGCAGCTTGAAGACCTCACCGCAGAGACAATGCGTCAGGCCGGCGTACCTGGGAGAGTGGCAAGTCGCCCGGTCTTGCACGAGGCCTTCCAGCGGGAAGGTCGGGTTGTCCGGGACGTGGCGTCACGTAACAACCTGAACTTCGACGAGCAGGCTTATAACCGGCTTGCGGCCGGTGTCGACGACTACAACGACCTGGTGCCGGAGGCGTCTCGCGCCCCGTTCATAAACCGTTTCCGCAATGAGATCGAAGACCTCTACACCGCACCCGGTGCCGGTCCCGTCATGTCGGGTGAGAAGTACCAGGCCTACCGCTCGCGCCTGTCCCGGATGGCTCGTGGCACCGAAGACCCGCAGTTGCGGATGGTGCTGCGAGATTTACAGGAGACGCTTGATGAGGCGATGGACCGCAGCGTCCGCCCCGAGGATGCCGGCGTCTGGCAGGATTTTCGAGGGCGATACCGCAACCTTCTGGTTCTCGCGGAGGCGGTGTCAACGCGATCAAGAGAGGCAAACCTCGGGATAGTCACGCCTGCGGCCCTGCAGATGGGCCTCTATAATATTTACGGCAAGCGCAACATGGTCACCGGGCAGGGTGGTCAGGGTGACCTGCCGGATGTGTCCACGGCTGCTTCTGGTCTGATGTCGCCGCTACCGTTCACGGGCGGCGCTCCAATGCCCAACAAGAGTTGGTGGGACGCGGGGTTTGCCGCACCACTGCAGTGGGGGTTCGAGCGCCTCCCGCAGGCTGTCCGCATGTCTTCGGGTGTCCAGAGATACCTGACCAACCGGATGATCGCCCGCGAGCCCAACGCCTCGATGCTACCGCCAGGGTCGAGCATCGCCCAGGTCACGGGTGCCCTGTCGGACCAAGGCGCGGGCTACCCGTCCTCGCCCATCGACCCCCGCATCCAGTCCGTCATGGACGCCCTCATTCCCCGATAGGAAAACACCATGGCCTACGATGGAAGCGGCAACTATTCCCTGCCAGCCAATTCGCTTGTGACGGATGGCACGGTGATCGACGCTGCCGATCACAACGTGCCAATCACCGATATTGCGGCGTCCCTGTCTCAGGTGCTGCTCCGCTCGGGCGTGGCGCCCATGACCGGCAACCTCAATATGGGCGGCTACACGATCACCAACGTGACCGGGTTTCCGCTGCCCGGCGGCACCAACACCTGGACCGGCTCCAACACGTGGACCGGCACCAACGTCATGTCGACGACGGGGACGACCCCGCTGCAGCTGCTGTCGACCAACCCTGACGCCAATAGCGGGCCGGTCCTCGATTTGTACCGCAATTCGAGTTCGCCCGCCAACAGCGACCTCATCGGAGGCCTTTATTTTAATGCTAAGAATAGCGGCAACGTCAAGACGGCTTACGCCGCGATTATTGCCTCCGCGAGTGATGTCTTCGACGGCACGGAAGACGGCAAGATCAATTTCTGGCTGACAAGCGGGGGCTCTTCGCTTGGCACCAAGGTGGTGATGGACAGCACCCGGATGTACTATGCGGCCGGGTATGCCGTAGACAACACCTCGACCCGGTCGTCTTTCAGCGCCCATAAGAACAACGTCGACCAGAACGCTACAGGTGGCGGGACGATCGACCCGGTCACGTTTGGCACGGCGCAATTCAACGTCGGGGCACACTACAGCACCTCGACTTCAAAATGGACGCCTCCGGCCGGCACCGCGATGATAACCGCGACGGTAGCGGCGGCCATTCCTGCCGGGGGTGCCTTTCTACACATTTACAAGGATGGCGTCTCCTTCAAAAGCCTTTCGATATTACAGGAAACAGCGGCGTCTGGCGCCACTAGCAGCACGCTCGTGATCGTCGATCAGTGTGACGGCAGCAACGTCTATGACGTGCGTTTTTCTATATCCTCGGCGCCGAGCGGATCGATGAAGATGTTCGGCGCCACCACACGCACATTCTTCATGGGGACGATGGTCTGATGACCAATTCCGTCTTCGCCAACCTGCTCTTGCGGCGGACGACGCCGGAGGCCTGGCGAGACAAGCTTCGTGCTCTGCCGGTCGCCTCGACCCCGCGCACCGAGGCGATCGAGGCCTCGCCCGAGGTCGTCGCCCTGTTCGCCCTCCTGCACGGCTCCACGGGGCCTGAGATCGACGCCTGGTGCGACGACAATGCCGGCACCCTGCCCGAGATCCGAGCCACCCTTAAAGCCATCCTCAAGCTCCTGGCGACCCGTCTGTGAAGGACTTTGACTTCCGTGGCGTCGCCGCCCTGGTCATTGCCGCCAGCGCTGCGGTTGGCCTGTTTGTCGTTCTGCCGCTGGCAATCCTGTTCGGCCTGACCATGGGCGAGATCGGATCGCAGGTGGTGGTGGCACTGGGCGGGGCGCTGGTCGGATGCCTCGCTACCTACATGGGAATGAAGGATACAAAGCCATGATCGAAGCCGTCATCATCGCGTTGATTTACATCGCTGTTGCAGCTGGTGTCGTCTGGCTGGTCATCTACGTGTTCGACAGCGTGGTCGGTAAGCCTATACCGGCGAAGATCCAGCAGATCATCTGGATAGTTTTCCTGTTGTTGGCGCTGCTCTGGCTGCTGCGGGCGATCCTTCCAGGCATTGGCGTGAGCCTCCCATAAAAAGGGGCCGCCGAAGCGACCCCTCCCTTGCCTTGCCTTGCCTTGCCTTGCCTAGCCCTGCCCCACCTAACCTCGCCCAGCCACGCAGCGCCAGGCCATGCCACCAGCATGCAGAGGATAGCGTATCGTGATCGACAGAGACATCTTCTTTGACGCTGTTCGGGGACCGCTCTTCGGCGGAGCCTTGCAGCAGGTCCAGGTCGACGGGATGAACGTCATTTTGGCGGTTTGGGAATTTGGCGCTGGCGGCACGCCGATGACCGACGAGCGGTGGCTCGCGTATATGCTCTCGACCACCTACCACGAAACGGCCATGCGGATGTGGCCGATCACCGAGTACGGATCCGACGAGTACCTCCAGAGCAAAGACTACTGGCCCTACATCGGCCGCGGCTTCGTCATGCTGACTTGGCTGGAAAATTACAGATATGCCTCGACGGCTCTATCGCTGGTCGACGAGCGGGATCTTGTCGAGTATCCCGAGATGGCCCGCGACAGCCTGATCGCGACGCGGATCCTGTTCCGCGGGATGGCCGAGGGCTGGTTCACCGGCAAGAAGCTGGGCGACTACTTCAACGATGACACCGACGACCCGATCAACGCCCGGCAGATCATCAACGGCAACGACGATGACGAACTGATCGCCGGCTATCACCACATCTTTTTGCAAGCGATCAAGGACGCCACGGTTCAGGACGCTTCTGTCGTGTGAGCATCCCGTAGCAGGCGGCGTAGACGAGGATATCCTCCATGATGGCCTGCTCGTCCTCGAGGTCGGTCGCCTCTGCCAGGCGGACGGCGAGCTCCAGCACGATCTGCACGAGCTCAGGGCGGGTTAATGGCTCCGACATGTCTTATGCCTTGTCAGGAGTTGCTGTCAGGGCGGCGGTGAGGATTACTTCCGCGCGGGTAGGGAAGCCGTCGCGCAGATCGTCCCTCGCGCTCTCGGCGGCTGTGCGGAGACGGTCGTACTTGAGGAGCAAATCATCGAAGAACGCGAACGTGTCGCCGCCGTCTGGCTGCAAACGTTCGAACAGAAAAGAGATGTGACGCGGCCTCTCGTCTATCATTTGTCCACCTTCTCTGTCAGTGCGGCGGTGAGGGCGTCAATCGCCGCTGTGACTTGGCACTGGTCATCGACGAGGAAGTCCCTCGCGCTCTCGGCGGCTGTGCGGAGACGGGTCGCCTCATCGAGCAATTGCCACGCATTTTTACGTTGCTCTGCCTCTTCCCGCGTCACCTCCGCCAGGCGGGCATTGGCAGAGCGGAGGGCTTTCCGCAGTTCCGCTTTCATTGATGGAACGCCGCCGAGCGTGCCGCCTTTCCATCGCGTTACAAACCGACCAACTATATCCTCGACAACCAGGTCGGCTTCATCGCCGCGAATTTCCTCCCCGTCGTTCAACAGGCCCTCCGCTTCGTCGCGACCCCTCTCCCACATGGCGAGTGCGAGGGCCGCGATGGCGTCACGGCGAGCAAGGTCGCCATTGAAAGACCGCCAATCATAAAGTCGTGGCACGGGATATACGACCGTGTCCATCACTCGGTCTGCCTCCTCTCTCGCGAGGTCAGCCGGGGACGTGGTCCGCTCACCCATCGTTCTTCTCCGTTGCCGCGAGAGCGCGGATGGTCTTGATCGCGGCGCTGCACCCTTGGCCGATACCGTTCTGCTGAAAGCTGGTCAACGCGCTGTCTGTGCGCACATTCGGAGTGTCCTGCCACATGCGCTGGACCGCGTTCGCCGCGTCGTCTCTTCCCCGCTCCCACATGGCGAGTGCCAGGGCGGTGACCCTGTCGTGCAAGCCGTCCGCCGCAATGCCGTGCTCCACCCACATCCATTCGCAGATGCTGCGAGCCTCCTCTCTCGCGAGGTCGGCCGGGGATGTGCTCATGGGGAGACCTCGACCAGTTTTACTTTGACGACGCGCCAGCCGTTCTTCTTCGCCAGCTTCCATCGACCGGCGCGGTCAAGCCGGCGGTAGTCGTCCACACCCATCGCCCCTTCGTGGATGCGGTCGATGGCTTCACGCCGGGTGCGGCGGCAAGACCATACTTCGGGTGGACCACCGTCGTGCGATGCCGCAAAACCAATGCTCGGGTCGAATGCGCTCATGGTTGGTCCTCGGATGGCGCCCTCTTCGCAAGGGTTGCCCCTCCCCCGCCGGTTTGCGGCGGATGACGGGGGAGGGGACTGCCGCGGCCCGTACTCGCCGCGGGTGCGTGATCGTGATCGTGGAATATAACGCCGTGCTCGGTCCCCCAGGAGATGATAAACTCGATCAGTTCGCTCATCTCGGCCTTGTCGAGCTCCGACGAGCGGTAGCCTAGCGGGATCACGCTGTTGCCGTCGAGAGCCGGGATGAATTTTACCTCTTGGCCCATGGCGGCCATGAACAGAATTTTCCAGACATGGGTCGGGTAGCGCCGGCCCATGTGCAGCATCTGCTTCGACACGTCGGTCAACAACGCCCACATCATATCGTTCTGCGGAAGGCTCCGCTTGCCCTCGCGAAATTCGACGTAGGTGCCATGGGGAGAAGTATCGACCCATGTCTTTGCCTTGTCGCGGGCGGCATCATTGTTGAGGACGAGCAGGTTTCTAGCCATGGCCCAAAGCCCTGATCTGTTCTGTCCGGTCATCGACCTCGGCGAGGAAGACCTCCACCGCCTTTTCGAGGTCGGCGATCACCTTGTCGTCACGGTGGATGCGCTTGATGTGGATGCGAGCGTAGTCCGGGAGACGGGGATCCCAGCTGACCCAGTCGCACCACGCTCGGCCGGTACATGCCATCTGCCACATCATTTGGGTGACGTACTTCCCGGCGATCGGCTCGCCGAGGAGCGTCGCTATGTGGGTCGCGCTCTGTGGGCACTTGATCTCGACTAGTCCCTCGGCCCCGATTAGCCCATCGGGTGATGCCCCCGCCATAGTGATGCGCGGGTGAGGCACAAAGGCTACCTCCTCCACGTCAACGTCGGCGACGAAGGCGTATTGCGCCCGCGCCTCTGGCTCCATCTGGGTACCCCACGCCATTGCGGCGTTACTGTAGCCCTCATAGGCGACGCCAGTCAGGCGCTCGACCACGAGCTCGGCGAGATAATTCTCCCTCGACGTAGACCAGCCCGACTTCGTCCTGGCGATGATGTCGGCGACCCGGGAGGCTGTGGCCTTGCCCAGCCTGGCCGCATGCCATTCGGCGCTCCCCTGTTCCATTACTGGGTGCCCTCGTCATCGAGGTCTTTTTCCCGGTAAATACGATCGGCGTATTTGGATGGGGTGCCCTCGTCGGGCATGCCCTGCGTGCCCTTGATCTTGTCGAATTGCTGCCGCTTGAGGTCGAGCATCTTCCTCGCCTCCTCGTAGCGGGCCGCCGGCATTTCCTCGACGCGGGTGATGCCGAAGACCTTCAGGAACCGCGGCAGGTCTGCGGCGACCTCCACGATGGTGCTACGGAGGATCTCGACCTGGTCGGGGGAGATGGGCCCGGTCGGCGCCGGAGCCGCCTGGCGGCCATTTGCGGCCGCTGTAGCGGCATTGCCGTCGTCATCCTCGCCGGCGAGGCCAAACAGGCCCATGGTGACGTATCTCTGCCCATAGGTCGAGGCCGATCCGAGGCTTTGCGCGTCCATGCGGGCCACCGGGATGAAGAACACGTTCTCGGGCTCGCGATAGCCGCCGGCATGGCCGACCGTGGTGCGGACCTCGAGGCCGCGCTCGACGGTGACGAGCTTGTGCATCACGAAGAGCCCGTTCTTGGCAAGCACCTCGTGGATGCCGGCGCGGATCGAGGCCAGGTCGCTGTAGTTAGACCTGAAGTGCGGGTTCACCGCACCCTTGGTGATGTTGGATATCTGGCCCTGCGCCGTTGCCATGGCGGCGCAAAATGCAGCGTGGTTCTCGGGCGTGTTGTAGTCGATCATAACTTGCTCCTGAATGGGCGTGAGGGCCATTTGCCGGGTGTGCGAGGCTCGCCGTTCATGCGGGCGAGAAGACGCTCACGGAACTCCAGTTCGGCCTTGGTGACCCGGCGGGTCTTGGCGATCGCCGGGATGTCGGCCGTGGCAGTGCGCTGCCGGTGGTTGACCCTTGGCATCGGCACGATGTGGCGCGGGTCCAACTGTGGCGGGTCGTAGTCCTCGCCGGTCCATGGGCGCATCTTCAGCGGTGGCTCGTGGTGCCAGTCGACGGCGTCGGGGTCGAGGCCGAGCGCGATCAGCGCGGCTTCAAGCTTGACCCAGAGCGGGATGCGGATGCGCTTCTCCTCAGCCATATGTTTCACTGATCTTCCAGAGGGTGATGAGGG